CGTTATCCAATAGGCGTACCGCATTTCTGGAAAGGAAATATCATTCCAGATGTTGCACTTTCAGGCGATAAGTATTACTTTGTTAGAGTTAAGACAAGGTTCTACATTAAACCAGATAAGTTACCATTCATACAAATAAAATCGTCATTATTGTACAAAGGTACAGAAGCACTTGAAACATCTGACGTGTACGACAAACGAACTGGTGAGTATTACACACATTACACCGATAAAGACGGTAACATTCACGACACCAGAGTTGAGTTAGTTTTGACAATGACTGACTACGAGTTATTGAAAGAACACTACGAAATTGTAGACTTTGAGATTTTAGACGGTTGTTGGTTTTATAGTGAAGTAGGCATCTTTGACGAGTACATTGATAAGTACAAGAAAATCAAACTGGAAAGCAAAGGTGCGTTGCGTGAGTTGGCAAAGTTGTTCCTCAACAATTTGTACGGTAAAATGGCAAGTAGTATGGACAGTAGTTTTAAACTTGCTTACGTCAAAGAGGATAAAACCATAGGCTTTCTACCAGTTGCGGAAGCTAACAAGAAGCCTGGGTATATACCAGTTGGTTCAGCTATCACAAGTTACGCAAGAAACTTCACAATTAGAGCCGCACAGAAGAACTACCACGGTAAAGACAAGAGAGGTTTTATATATGCAGATACAGACAGCATACATTGTGACCTTGAGCCTAATGAGATTGTTGGAATTAAGGTTCACGACAAAGACTTCTGTTGTTGGAAACTAGAGAGCTGTTGGGATATAGCAGTTTTCACAAGACAAAAGACTTACATTGAACACGTTGTTAAAGAAAATTTGAAGCCTATTGATACACCGTATAACAACATTAAGTGTGCAGGTATGCCACAGAAATGTAAAGACTTATTTCAAACATCACTTGACGGAACGGCAGATATTAGTGGGTACACAGATAAGACAACAAAAGTATTTAAGGAATGGACAGAAGATGAAAAAGAGTTCTTGTTTGAAAAGGAAACTGGTAAACCAATAAAGAGAAATCTTATGGACTTTAGAGTAGGACTAAAAGTTCCCGGAAAATTAAGACCAAAGAGAATACGTGGCGGTATCCTACTTATCGACACACCATATGAAATGAGGTAGACAATATGCGATGTGTGAATTATGTTGGTGCAACTTGTGCAAATGGTTGCCCTGATGTACTAGCAAATGAATATCCAGAGTACGGTTATGAACATTGTACTTGTGAAGAATGTGGATACTATAAGGGGTGTAATGATTGTGCTTTATATGGAACAGAGATGTGTACACCTTTGAATAAGAAAGGAGAACTAATGGAACTTAAAACTATCAAAATCAAATACGTCAAAGACGGAATGGAAAAAATTGAACAGATTGAGAACGGAGATTGGATTGACCTGCGGATTGCTGAAGATGTTCACCTTGAACCTAATGAGTTCAAACTCATTCCTCTTGGAATTGCTATGGCTTTACCGTCAAACCATGAAGCGTTACTAATTCCTCGTAGTTCCACATTTAAAAAGTATGGCATCATACAGGCTAACTCAATCGGGCTTATTGACGAAACATATTGTGGTGACAATGATGAATGGCAATTTCCGGCATATGCAACAAGAGAGGTTGACATACCTAAGAACACCAGAATATGTCAATTCAGAATATTCAAACATCAACCAACAGTTGCACTTGTTGAAGCAGATAATTTATCAAACACCGATAGAGGTGGTTTTGGTTCAACTGGTGAAAAATAAAGCACAACAAATAAGAATAGCAGGGGCGAACTAAGTTCGTATCCCTGCTGTTCTATTTATATCTTTAACTCATGTACCAAACAAAGCGTTCAGCGAAAACGACAAGCGGTGTAGGCACTATCGTTTCAAGTGTGCTACCCTAACCGTTCATTGGTGGACACATGAGAAGATACCTAAAAGTTATAAACACTTTCCACATACTAATGTGGATAACTTAGTAACTTAATGCACTAAGTACCGCTTCTTTACATCTCATATCCTTAAATCTGAACGCACCACGTTCAAATAAATATCTAAGGTTTGACAAAAAGAAGTCATTTCTTTTTAACATAACATAGTTCACTTCATGGTCTGCTGTTGTTACTGTTATTTTAGTCTTAAATGTAACATCTGGTTTATCATCACAATAGATAAAACCATCCTCTGTAAATTCTCTTAAACCAAAATCAGTGCCTTTGTATTTTAGTGTACAAATATATCGGTTCTTGCCAGTTGGCTTATCAACAAAACTTTTGTTATCATTAAGATAAACGCACTCACTACTATAAGCAACATAATCGTTCTTTGCAAAAGCTCTATTAAATCCACTACTTTTCTGTTCCTCACTTGCACTAGATATAAAACCTTGTTCAAGTACAAAACCGTCTCCACGTAGGAACTTAGTATCGTCTTTAAGCCTAGCACTTATTCCCATTTCAACATAGTACGGATTTATAATACTTACTGGATTACTAAGCATATAAACTGGAACATATCTAACCTGTTCACCTTGTCCTCTAGCAATAGAAGTATGAACACTAAGTAACTTCTTAACTTCATCATTACAATAGTGATTAGTTTCACTCTGAAATTCATCAAATATCATACGCATAATATCTGAAAATAAGTGACTATATTTTTTAATCTGGTCTGCACTATTAAGACTCAAAGCATATCCACAACTTTTTTCATCTAAGAACAATTCATGGAAGATACCACTTGCTCTACGCTTGCTAGTCATTTCATGCCCACTAAAGAACAAACTTCCTAAGTCTTTATAGAACTTATCTACAATATCATCAAGTTCATAATTGTACCTATAAATTAGTCCAAACTTTTCACCTTTATCTAAAAATCTATTGATACATAATCTACCAAAATATGTTGTCTTACCACCAGTACGGTTAGTAGTACACATATAAATCTCTGGTTTGTTACCATTTATGTCTAACATAGACAAAAGTTTAGTACCGTCATAATACTTACCCATGTTATAATCACTTCCTTTCCTATTATATTATAGCATACCTCTTGCAATTTGTCCAGTAATATGTTATAATGAATATAAATGAACAAGGAAAGGAGTGAAAGAAATGGAACAGTTTTACCCTATAATTATTGCACTGGTTTTCAACGCTTTAGACCTTTTCACTGGTATCATAACTGCTGTCAAGAACAAAGACATTCAATCGTCAAAATTGCGTGACGGTCTTTTCAAAAAGGTTGGCTTCATTTTATGTTACTTTGTGGCATGGTTAATTGACACAGAGGGTTCATTGATAGGTTTTCAGCTTGGCACACCAATCTTACCTATCATTATCTTTTATGCGTGTACTACAGAGTTAGTGTCAATACTTGAAAACATATGCAAGATTAACCCTGACATTCTGCCGGAAAAACTGATGGAATTATTTCACATTTCCGATGTAAAAAAGGAGGACTAAATTATGCCAAACATTATGAAAGCGGTTCAGTTCATGATTGACACTGTAAATGATGACACACATGGTTATGACCAGACGAACAGAAATGGTCCGGATTATGACTGTTCTTCACTTGTTGGAACGGCATTACATGAAGCAGGTTTTAATGTATCACCTTACTCATGGACTGGTAATCTGGAAGCACAGTTGCGTAAAGCAGGTTTTGTTGATTGTAAAGCACCGTGGTTGCCGGGAGACGTACATCTTAAAACACAGCATCATGTTGTTATGAGTATCAGCAATACGCAGATTGCTCACGCTTCAATCAATGAAAAAGGAACGGCAACTGGTGGTAAAACTGGTGACCAGACTGGAAAGGAAATCTGTATCAGAAGTTACTATGAATACTCTGGTGGGTGGGATGTACACCTTAGATATGTAGGACAGAACACAGATGTAGCACCAGATGTTTCCGTTGACACCATTGCAAGAGAAGTAATTGCAGGTAAATGGGGTAACGGAGATACACGCAAAAAACTTATCACAGAAGCAGGTTATGATTACAACACAGTGCAGAAAAAAGTAAACGCACTCTTGTCTGGAAAAGAGTTAAAATCTAACGGAGAGATTGCAAGAGAAGTAATTGCAGGCAAGTGGGGAAATGGTGATACAAGAAAGCAGAAACTCACCACCGCAGGTTATGACTATTCTGCTATTCAGAAACTTGTAAACCAGATGTTAGCATAGGTGTAATATATGCCAGACATAAATCGCGCATATTCATGGGCAATTGAAACGTGTAATGCACCTAATGTTGGTTATTCACAATCATATCGTAACGCACAAACAGTTGGAGGGATAACATACTATGACTGTTCTTCATTTATAAACTATGCGTTACTAGCAGGTGGTTTTGTAACACCCTCTTATGCACCAAATAGTAATGCCTTTACCACTTATTCAGAAGCGTCCGAACTTTTGCGCTTAGGGTTTACAGAAGTTGACGCAAGTGGTGAATACCTAGCAGGAGATATAGGTCTATCAAGTGGACACACAGAAATGTGCTATCGTGGTGGAAGTGGTAAAGGTGTTTTCATGGGAGCGCATACAGGTAACGCTACACTTGCTAATCAAGTTAGTATTGGTTCAAGTGGTGGAAATCCAGATTATGAGCGTTCATTTCCTAGACTGTTTAGATACGGAGACGGCGGTGCAAGTGGTTACGGTGTGAGTGCAATTGTAGCGGCGGCAATAGCAGGTAATATGTGGCAAGAAAGTGCGTTATCACCTGGTGTATGGGAAAATCTAACACCTGGACTACCAACAGACCTATTAAAAGGTTACGGGTTAGGACAATGGACTAACACAGGTGGAGATACACATGGTAGACTTTATCAGTTACTAACTTGGTTGCAAGAGAATGGTTATGCTAGTGATGACGGTAACGGACAATTAGCTTTTCTAATACATGAAAATGTGTGGTATAAAAATAGCGAATATCCATTTACTTCATTACAAGATTTTTTAACGTCTGATAGTACAGACTTAGAAATGCTAACACACGCTTATAACCTATGTTGGGAGGGTATACATGATAGTTCATGGGATACCAGAGTAACTTATGCAACTGCTTGTTATTACTATATTATTGTAAATGCTAACAATACCAACATAAAAGAATGGTACAACCAAAATACGTATTTGACAGAAGAGCAAAGACTTAATAATGCTGTAATGTTGTACCGTTACTTATCAGCAGGCGGTGGTGGCGGTGGTACACCGTCTAAACGTAAAAAGAAAATGCCTATATGGATGTGGATAAAATACCATTACTAATAAGAAAGGAGAAACAGATATGCCGTTCAAAGCAGGTACTTATAAGCATGAAGAGGGATTTGTTATTATGATAACAGAAGATGGTGAAATTATGCTTTCACCTAATCACCCTCTTTCATTAAGATTAAGCGTCTTATTTGACACTACAAAGTGGACAAAAATCTCATAGAAAGGAGAGCATTATGGCAGTAAAAACTAGAGAAGAAATTCTTGAATCAGTGAGAGCCAGAGTTGGTGAGCAGACTGATGATGAAACAATCGCTTTTATTGAAGATATTAGCGACACACTTACAGACCTTGAAACAAAGGCAAAAGGTGACGGAACAGACTGGAAAACTAAGTACGAAGAAAATGACGCTGAATGGCGAAAAAAGTATACTGAACGTTTTTACAGTTCAGACCCCAGCACTGACCCCGAAACACCTAAACCAGATGATACTACGAAACCTAAGACGTTTTCAGAACTGTTTACCAAAGTTTAGAAATAAAATTCATTAAAGAAAGGAAGATAATATCATGGCAAGAAGAATTGCAAACAGTACGCTTAATGCGTCTACCATTGACATTCTCAACGTAATCCGACAGAACGCTTCTTATGATTATCAGCAGAACGTACCGGAAGTTGCAACTGTCAATGACATTCCCAAAGTGGGAGAAATCATCTATGGTACACCTGCATTTGCAAACCAGTTTATCAACGCTCTGGTAAACAGAATTGCAATCGTACGTGTACAGAGTGCAACATTTAACAACCCTTACTCTATCCTCAAGAAAGGTTACATTGAGTACGGAGAAACTGTCGAGGATATTTTCGTATCTATCGCAAAAGCTGTTGACTTCAATGTTGAAAAAGCGGCTAAACGTGAGTTCCAGAGAACTATTCCAGATGTTCGTTCAGCGTTCCACGTTATGAACTGGAGAGTAATGTACCCGGTTACCATTCAGGACGAGGATTTACGTCAGGCATTTCTTAGCATTGAAGGTGTTCAGAATCTTATTGCTAAGATTGTAGACGCTGTTTACACCGCCGCAGAGTACGACGAATTTCTACTCTTTAAGTACCTGCTTATCAAAGCAATCAGTAACGGAAAAATGTTCCCTACTTCTATCGGAGCAGGTGCAGACCTTAGTGAAGCGGCTGTACAGTTTAGAGGTACTTCTAATCTGTTACCATTTATGTCTAATGAATATAATGAAGCTGCTGTTAAGACGAACACTCCAAAAGATAGGCAGGTTATCTTCATGGACGCTATGTTCAACGCACAGTTTGACGTAAACGTACTTGCAAGTGCGTTCAACATGGAGAAAGCTGACTTCATGGGTAGACTGTTCCTAATTGACAACTGGACTGATTTTGACAATGAGCGTTTTGACATTATCAGAGCAAACTCTGATGGTATTGAGGAAGTTACAGCAGAAGAGTTAGCACTGTTGGCAAACGTAAAGGCTGTCATTCTGGACGAAAACTGGTTTCAGGTTTATGACAATAACAACAAATTTACAGAGAAGTATGTTGCTTCTGGTTTGTACTGGAACTACTTCTATCATACATGGAAAACGGTGTCAAATTCTCCGTTCGCAAATGCGGTTGTGTTCGTAACCTCTTCCGCTGACATTACTCTGCCTGCTTCTATTACCGTTCATGTTGACGCTAAAGACGAGAGTGATGTGGCTACTGTATTTACTATCAGTGCTGACTTTGAAGAAGCAGGACTTAACCCGCGGAATGTGAATTTTGTTCAGACAGAAGCGCTTACAACTGCTGGTATTGCTGTTCAGAAATACGGCGGTCTTATTATCCCGACTTCAAAGGTTGGAACAGATATCACACTTGTTGCTGAGATTAACGGAACTACTTACACAGCGGCTACTACTATCAACGGTTCTACTGATGTTGACACAACTGTTACTCTTAACAAGGGCTAAGATTTTAACTGTAAGGGTATATCATTTTATGGTATGCCCTTACTAACAGGGAGTGATTATATGTATATACAACCTACTACAAATATAAGGTTACTTAAAGATGTCCCTCTTGATACAACCTACGACCACACGATATACTTTGCAAGTGCAACAGAGCAGTACAATTACTTTGTTGGTTTGCAGAAGTATAACCTTACAAACTATACCTATCAAAGAGTGAAAAAAGGTGTTGCAAGAGTTGGTATCAAAGCTGACAACTTGTATGACTGTAATTACATGATGTTTCAGAACACAGCTTACGGAAGTAAGTGGTTCTATGCGTTCATTACGGCGGTTGAGTTTGTGAACAATGAATGTGCAGAGATTTACTTTGAACTTGATGTTATGCAGACGTGGTTCTTTGATTGTGAGCCGGACTACTGTTTTGTTGAACGTGAACATACGGTTACGGATACCATTGGGGCACATATCGAACCAGAAACGGTTGCTACTGGTGAGTATGTGATGAACGATTATCACCCCATAACGGACATGACAGATATGGTTGTATGTGTAGCTATTGTTGATACTGATGATAGCACAGATGGTACGTTGTATGATGGTATCTATGGGTCAGCACAGTTATGGGTGTATGATAGTACAGATGTACAGGGTATCAATGATAAGGTTAATGAATATGTTCAGAAACCAGACGCTATCATTGGTATGTATATGTTCCCTAAGATTTTTATTGGTGGAAGTATACCAGACACTCATAGGTTGGGGTATGGTGCAGGTGCAACTAAAACAACTGTTACTATTGAGGGTGTGACAACTGATGATACTCTTGATGGGTATAAACCGAAGAATAAGAAGTTGTACACTTATCCGTATAACTTTTATCATGTTGATAATGCAAGCGGTAGTGAGTTAAGTTTGCGTTATGAGTTCTTTGAAAAACGTAAACCAGTTGTTGAAATAAGTGGCACAGTGACACAGCCAGTTGTTGCTATCCTTAGACCTTGTAGTTATAAAGGTGTTTCAGGGTATAGTGAGTTGGGCGGTTATACTACCTTGAATACAGAGAGTTTACAACTTAACAGTTATCCAATGTGTTCATGGAATGTAGACTCTTATCAAGCATGGGTGGCACAAAATAGTGTACCTATTGCTCTGAATACCATTGCTAATGTGGGACAGATGGGAATTGCAGGTGCTTATAGCACAAATCCTAATGCTGTTATTGGCTCTGGTATTATAGGGCAGGTTAGTGGTCTTATGTCACAGTTTTATCAGGCTTCTATTGCCGCCGATATTAGTAAAGGTAATCTTAATAATGGTGGTGGTAATGTTGCCAATCATAAGCAACAGTTTTACGGTGGGCGGTGTAGTGTTTGTCAAGAATACGCGCGAATGATTGACGAGTATTTTACTATGTTTGGTTATGCTGTTCATAGGGTAAAGAAACCGAACAGAAGTAGCAGACCACATTGGAACTATGTTAAGACTGTTGGTGCAACGGTAACTGGTAGTGTTCCTGCTGATGATATGCGAAAGATTTGTAGTATCTATGATAATGGTATTACATTCTGGAAGAATGGTTCAGAGGTTGGACAGTATAATTTGGATAATACAGTGTAAAGGTGGTGAGATTAAGATATGGGTAGAAAGCGTGGAAGTACGGATATGTTTGGTGACAGTGCTACACTGAATAACTTGACATATATGCAGTATTTAAACAGGCTGACAGAGTTAGCTATAAGTATGTTTGAGTGGAAGAACTTACCGCCTAGTGTTGACGCAAGGTATCTTGAACTACATCTCTTTGAAACTGGTTGCATGGTATACTTTGATGATGATGTTCTTGGGAACTTATGCTTGGACTGTATTACGAATGGCAGACTTGATGTGTATGGCAATCCGATTTTGCGTAGGGCTTACTCTGGATATAACAACTATCAGAAGTTATTGAAAGATAGTAATAGCGTTATTATATGGAACAATTACTTGCACACGAATAGTATACTTGATGTTAAAATGTTCGCTAGGAGATTGTACAACATTGATAGGATTATTGATGTTAATTCAAATGCACAGAAAACTCCGGTTTTAGTGCAAGGTACAGAGAAACAAAGGTTGACGCTTATTAACTTGTATAAGGAGTTTGAGGGTAACGCACCGTTCATTTTTGGTGATAAAAACTTGGACTTAAATGCACTAAAGGTGTTGCAGACTGGTGCACCGTATGTTTGCGATAAACTTTATACTTTAAAGACGCAAATATGGAATGAAGCGTTGACATATCTAGGTATTAGTAATATCAATATCCAGAAGAAAGAAAGACTGATTACTGATGAAGTAACTAGGAATCAGGGCGGTACTATTGCAAGCAGGTACAGTAGATTGGAAAGTAGAAGGCAAGCTGTTGAAAAAATTAATGATATGTTTGGCACTAATATTGAAGTAAATTATCGTGAAGATTTTCAGCAGGTTGGTGAAGATAATCAGCCACAAGACCCTGGTACAGATACAATAGGAGGTGCAGGTAATGAGTAAATATACAACAGAAGTTAGGTTCATATGTGAAAGCAAGAGTGGGCTTGAGGTATCTGGTGGTAGTGGCGATGTTGATAACATCATTGCTAATTCGTGGAATAAGATATTTACGAGTAAAGCATCATTCTTTGATGAAGAATATAGAAGTGTACTTTGTCAAAAGATTTTAAAGCACTATTATTTGCGTGAAATTTGTTGTGAAACGGTGGGTATATGGACACTTTGGATGAACACAAGACTTGAAGAAATTATGCCGTATTACAATCAGTTATATGAAAGTGCTAAGATTGAGTTCAACCCAATGTACGATGTGAATTTAACAAGGAAGCATGAGAGGAATGTTGAGGGCACAAGTAAAGAAGATGGAACAAGAACAGATAATACTACTGGTAAGAGAACACTGACAGGAAACAGAGATACAGATAGTACAGGTAGTGGTACGAGAAATACAGTAAGTGGTAGTGATGAAACAAAAAGAGATTTGTATTCTGATACACCACAAGGTGATATCACTGGTTTGGAAGATGAAAAATATCTGACAAATGCTAGAAAGATTACTGATAATGTAAACGGAACTGGAAATGAAGAAACTAATACAACTGAAAATAGTGGAACTGATTATAGCGAAACAGAGGACACAACTGGAAAAGTAGATGGTACTACAAGTAATACTGGCAGTAGTAACACTACCGAGGATTATCTGGAAACTATTATTGGTAAACAAGGTACAGAAAGTTTTAGCAGTCTATTGAATAAATTTAGGGAAACTTTTCTTAACATTGATATGCAGGTTATTGAAGAATTTAGTGATTTGTTCTTTGGACTTTGGTAATGAAAGGAGATTATTATGACAAACGTAAGAAGTATTACACCGAATGATCCAGCTAATTTTACTCCAGAGTTGGGTAACTATAAAACATTACAACCGTTTCGGTACTGGTGTCAGAAAGTGCTTCCGTTAGTGTATGATGATAGTTTAAGTTATTATGAGTTACTTTGCAAAGTTGTTGACTATCTTAATAAGATAATGGAAGATGTTGAGACATTGCATGGTGATGTGACCAACTTGTACACAGCTTATGAACAATTACAGAACTATGTAAATACATATTTTAGTTCGTTAGATGTGCAAGAAGAGATTAATAATAAACTGGATGCGCTAATAGCTAGTGGTGAGTTTGAGTCTATGCTAACACGCATGTTTAATGATTACATTGACTACATTACACCAGAAATATTTAATTGTAAAGGTGACGGTATTACGGATGATACCGAAAATTTAAAAAAAGCTATAACATATGCTATTAACAATCATGTGCAACTAAGAGGTAGTGCCGGAAAATCTTACTTAATCACTAGTGATATAAATTGCGTGGGTACTTTAAATTGGGATGGTCGAACTTCTACAATGATTCTGAATAATTGTAGTATTATATTCAATAATGAAGTAATGACCAATTTCTGTAACATTTTAAACTTAACAATTAGGGCAAATAGTGCCAAAACACCTATTATTTTTAAAAACGTAACCCGAAGTAAAGTTAGCAATATTATAATATATGATTCAACAGCAAATTACATGGAATTTTCTGGTGAGTGTTTTGAAACCGTTGTTAGTAACGTTAGACTTGTTAACAGTAACGCTATTAATAACGCCACAACGGGTATTGTAGTTGAATCATCAGACATGATTTTTGAAAGGATCTTTGGGTATGATATACACGTGTTTATTCACAATAATGCGGCGGGTAATACGTTTAATTCATGTCACGCATGGTTGTATAGTCAAAACTTGTTACTGGGGTCTATATGTTATAAAGTATCAGTATCGGCTCAGTTTACCAACTGTATTAGTGACACTTACGAAACTGGATTCAGCGTTACAGATACTTCAACAAGTAGGTTGACAGGGTGTATGCACTACTTGAACCCTGAATATTATAACCCAACATTGACAAGTGTTAAAAGCACATTTATAAAGATAGTAAATGGTAATTCAGGTTCAAATTTGCGTGTTACTAGTTGTTGGGTTTATTATCCAGAAAATGACCCCAATTATTTTTCAAATGCAGGGAAAATTACACGTATAAAAATGTGCAACAATAGCGTGAATAATGTTTTAGACCCATTATACAATAACGTTTACTATAACAATGACTCTATTTTTGGTGATTACAAAACAGACAAATTTACTATGAGAACCACAGACACAAGTGTGTGGATTAGCAGTTATATTTACTTCACTGAGAAAGCTAACAAAAAAATTGGTACGCTCCCTGCAGAAGCAAAGCCCACATTCTCTCATTATTGCCCGGGTATGGCTTTAGATAACACTACAGGCGAAAGTAAAATTGTGTATTTTTACTTTGATATAAGTGGGGATATCTATGTAAATACAACTAATACTGAATTTAATATTAACTGCATAATACTTGACCACTATTACGTTAGATAAATGGAGCCCGCTTGGGCTTCATTTATTATGCTTTAAAGTATT